ATTGCCGCTCACCTCCGCCGTCGGGGAGGTGATCGCGAGGTCTCCCGCCACCTGATTGGCGCGCACGGGGTCGTCGTTCGCGTAGAACATGATCGCGTTGCCCGCCTCGTCGTACCAGTCACGGCCTTCTTTGCCGAGGTCCATCGTCTGCATGTAGCGCTCGCGCAGGCCGCGTTCCTGGCGCGCGTTGGTCACGCCGTAGGGCGCGCCCACGCGCTGCTTCACACCTTCGGCGGGCGCGTTGACACGGCGGACGATTCGACTGGGCGTATAGGTCTCGCCGCGCGCGAGCGCCTGCACCTCCTCGGGCATGGCGCGCCGGTCGCCGATCTGTGCGGCGACGCGCTCCAGGCTCGCCCTGATCTCGGGTGACATATCCGGCATCCTGTCCAGGCGTTTGAGGATGGTCTTGCTGCTGAGCAGGCCCGCAGGTTTGGCGTAGGCGTCGAGCTTCGGGAACAGGTTGCTGGCGACCTCCGCGATATTGAGGGGGGTTGCGGCTGCCGTCTCGGACGCCCCAGCCCCCACGGGCTTCGCGCCCTGGCCCGGGCGCAGCTCGCCGGGTTCAGTGAGCAGCTCGCGTTTGGGGCCGCCGAGGTCTGGGAGCTTTATCGCGCCCTGGTCGCTGTGATACAGCTCCCGCGCTTTGGCGAGCAGGTCGGCTCGTGCACGGGGAGAGTCAAGGACCGCATGGGTCGCGATGCCTGCCCCCAGGCCGAGCGCCTGCGCCGCCAGGTCGACATACTCCCGGGGAACGCCGAGCTTCTCGCCTGCCGCGTAGACCCCTTCGCCGACCGCGGTGCCCGCCAGAAGCGACGCGCCCACCTTCAGCGGGGCCTTGGCGATGGCGCCAGGGAGGAACACCGCCCCGGCGTCCATGCTGCCGCCCAGGATGTCGGCGGCGCCCCCTGCGGCCTCGCGCAGGGATGGTCGGGGGCCTGGCGAGGGCAACCCCCCGCGCTGCAGGAAGTCGTCGTCCTGGGGAAGCGCACGGCCCAGGACGGCCATGCCCTTGACGGCGCGCTTGACACCAGCCACGGGGTTGACGTCCGCGGCACGCGCGGCCAGGGCGGCGTTGGCGACGTCCCAGTCCGAGGGCGGCGCGGGCGGGGCGTCCAGCGCGAGCGGGTCGTCGTAGGCGTCGCCCGGGACGCGCAGGCGGGCGAGCGCGGGCTGCCCATACTGCTGCGGCGGGCGCAAGGCCTCGGGCGGCAGCGGCAGGTCGCTGGTCGCAAAGCGCGGGTCGGGCAGGACACGCTGCGGGTAGGAGTCAGCCATGGCGCGCCTCAGAAGGGATAGGACGCCGCGATCCAGGCCGCCAGGCCGAGGCAGAGCGCCCGCCAGCGCCACGGCTCATAACCCGGGGCGAGCGTGGCGGAGACGATGAAGAGCACGAGCGCAAAGGTCAACAGTACCAGATGCATATGCGTCTCCTCACTTCTTCGACTCGGTGATCGTCGACCGGCCACCCGGCTGGTCGTTCTTGACTTCCTGCTGCGGCGGCGCCTGGCCGGAGGCTTTGCGTCCGGCGGGGTTCTCGGTCTGGCCGATACCGAGCATCGACTGGGCCTGGAGCCGCTCGGTGACGGTGACCGGGACGCGCAGCTCCATGACCTGGCCGGTCTGGGTGATCGTGAAGGTGCGGCCGGAGGCCGGGTCGGTGTATTGCGGCATCGCCATCATGCCGGTCGCCATCGCCTGGAGCGCGCCAGGAGTCTGCTGGACCTGCTGCAACATCAGCGGCAGGACGTTGGGCGGCGGCGGCGAGATCGGCGGCAGCGGGATCGCGGGCGGCGCGCCGACGTTCGGGGTTTCGAGCGTCTCGTGCAGCGACCAGAAGTCGTAGTAGCCCATGCGCGCCAGCTGCACGCGCATCATCTTGCGCTCCTGGGCGTCCAGCGCGAGGACGCTGTTGGGCGCGACAATGAAGGTGAACTGCTTGGTGACCCACTGGGCGCGCTGGTCGCGGCTGGTGGTGGTCGCGTCCAGCTCCGGGGTGTAGCCAGGCTCGCCCGGGTGCAGCGAGGGGACGAACTGGTCGGGGTCCCAGTCGAACTCGTTGAGCATCTGGCCGCCGGTGCCGAGCACCTGGATGCGCTTCTGGGTCGAGAGGAACTGGAAGTAGTTCGACTTGACCATCTCGGAGAAGTCGCGCAGGAACAGCTCGACCTGGCGGGCTTCGTTGCGGATCTCGGGAGTGAGCGCCTCGTAGTATTTCTGGATCGTGTCGGCGCTCGGCATCTGGCGCAGCTGCAGGAGGGCGGAGAGGTTGGCGGTGCCCGAGAGGTCGGCGAACTTCTGGGTCAGCTTCTCCCACATCTCGATCCCGAGCTGGATGATCTGTGGCGCGGGGCCCTCTTCTTTTTTCCAGGGGTCGCCGAAGCCCGGCATGACCTTGACCCGCTTGCCCGGGCGGCGCGGGTCCATCAGCTTCATGGTGGCTTCGGAGACCGCGGTGCGGTTGTAGGTGATGTCGGGGTTGGTCCACTGGCGCATCGCCAGGCGGACGTCCTGGACGGTGTCGTTGATCGCGTCCTGGAGTGGGAGGAGGTCGTTGAACAGCGGGATGCCGAGGAACTGCCACGGGACCGACCACAGCTTGAGGCGGCAGAAGGGGAACATCCCGTGCCAGTAGGTGTTCGGGCCGTCGTAGATGATCGTGTCTTCGGTCGAGACCAGGAGGCGCCCGCGCGGGTAGAGCGGTTGGTTGGGCTGCGCGATGTAGGCCCAGTTGGTGCCGGGCGTGCCCATCGGGATCGGCTTGCCGGTGAGGTTGCGGGTGCGGTCCTTGAAGTAGGCGCGGTAGACGACGATCGACCCGGCGCGAGCTTTCTTGAGGGTGCCCGCGGTGCCGGGCCAGGCGATGGAGTCGAGTGGGTCGGAGGGCGAGAGCAGGCGCGACATGCCGGTGCGGAAGCGCCCCATGACCTGACCGAGCAGCGTGTCGGTCGACGCCTTGAAGAGGTGCGACTTGGTCGGATACATCCCGCGCAGGACGTTGACCGTGTGCTCCTCGCGAAAGCAGACGCCTTCCCAGAGCTGGTTGGAGCGGCCGAAGGAGGGGCGCAGCGGGAGGGTGTCGCGGGGGTCGCGCGCGGTGAGCTGGTGGGCGCCGCCTTGCGGGGCGTGCGGGTCCCAGTCGACGACCAGGTCGCCGGTGCCGCCCGCGAGTGAGTACTTGACGCAGTCGCCCAGGTCGAGGTCCATCATCGTGGTGACCCACTCAGCCAGGAGATACTGGTTGAGCATGTTCGCCTGGACCTGATACTCGGGGTTGGCGCGCCAGCCCGCGACCGGCTTGAGGTCGGTGATCGCCGAGACGTGCGCCTGCATCGCCTTGCGGGTCTCGTTGATGGTGACCTGCGGGAGGTAGGGCAGCTTGCAGGTTTCGGGGCTGCGCTGGTTGCCGGTGATGTAGTCCTGGGCCTTGCCGATCAGGTCGTAGGAGGGGTCCTGGCGGTTGATCAGGTCGCCCTCCTGCACCCACTCGCGCAGCCAGTTGACCACCCGCGGGTCGCCACGCGAGAGCGAGTCGGCTGTCGCCTGCGGGAGGTCGAGCACACCGGAGGGGGAGAAGTCAGGCATATGCTAGTCTCTCGATCGGCGATGAAGGCTGAACGCTGTGCGTGCGGGGTGACGCTGCGAGCACACCCGGGGAAGAGTCGACGGGGACAGCTGCCCTCGTTGAAGACCGACCGCTACGGGCGTCCTCGCCCGGGGCCTGGCCGTCGCACCACCAAGCGGACGTCCGCCCGCGACACCAGCCACGACTAACCGAGAGGAGGCGACGACGACGATGACGTATTACCCGACGCTCGACGAAGACCTGGCCCGCGCGAAGGAGATCCTGGAGAAGGGCAAACCGGCCGCCGAGTCGCTCGACGGGGTGATCGACGCGGAGGGGCGGATCACCGAGGCGGTCATCACCTGGGGCGGGGCGACGATCTACGGTGGTGATGTGTATGCGGCCTACAAGCTGCTGGAGTCCTTCGTCGCCGAGATCACGGACCTGCGCCGGTGGAAGGACGCGGTCTCCGACGCCTGCATCACCGACTGGATCTTCACCCGCGAGCACGACACCAACCCGCGCAAGGCGGTCAACGACCTGCTGGTGTGGCAGGCGCGGTTGGCACTCGACCCGGCGGTGAGCCAGGAGGCGGCGAAGCTGCACGCGCGCATCGAGGACCTGGAGGCGGCGATCAAGGGGGCCGAGACCCTGGTCAGCGTGAACATGCAGACGATCGCCAAGCAGCAGGAGGCGCTGACCGCGATGACCGGGCGCAATGTCCAGCTCCTGCTGGAGGTCGAGCAGCTGCGCGTGCAGAACGCCGACTTCCTCTCGCTGATCCGAGAGCTGCGGCTCGCACTCGAAGGCCAGTCGCCTGAATCGCACCACTAGTCCTTGCTCAGGTGATCGAGCGCGGAGGGTGTCGAGTCGTTGATGCCTGGCCCGTACTCGGTGTCCGCCACACTCGCGTCCCGCTTGAGGTCCGCCGCGTGCGCCTTCACCCACTTGGGGTCGGGCTGCGCGCCGCCGGTCCATCCCGGCGGGGCGAGGGTGTGGACGTCCTTGTTGGAGTCGGTGTTGGCCCAGCGCCGGAAGACCACCGGCTCACCCTCGCCGTTGCGGTAGGCCTGCTCGGCCTCGCGCTCGACCCGGCGCATGGTGTGGAGCGAGTCGACCTGCACCAGGTTGCCGCGGCCGTCGCGGCAGGTGAAGCCCTTGAAGCCTGCGCCCTTGACCGCGCCGATGTCCATCGCGCGGGTGAAGGGGATCCAGTTGGTGGGTCGGCCGCAGTGGAGCGGGGCGCCCGCGGTCGCGCCGATGGCGATCGGGACGTTGACGTCCACGAGGACTTGCCCGCAGACCTGACACCAGAAGTCGTGGAGCGCCATCAGCGCGATCCTTTCAGCGGAGGGGGAGTCGGGCGGTCGGGCGGCAGCGCGATGTCCTCGTGCAGGCGCGCGGAGACATCGCTCACGTCCTGCGCCGAGAGGCCGGACCACCCGTCGTAGTTGTCGGGGAGCCCCATGCCGTGCGACAGCTCGTGGCGTGAGGTGTCGAGCAGCTCCTGGTACTTGCGCGACCAGGTCTCGGGGGCATCGGCGTCGCTCGGCACGGTTCCACGCCCGAACTGCATGTGCCCACCCTCGAAGCGCCGCGCCCGTATCCAGGGCCAGAGTGGGAGCACCGTCGCGGTGGGGGACTTCGCGGCGGCCTCGGGATACTGGTCGTTCATCTGGCCGAGCGCGAGGTCGGCGGTCGCGTTCTTCCCAAGCGGCGTGAGCCCCCAGAAGGGCGGGACCTGCGTGGTCTGCCGCGTCGGCGACGGCGTCATCCGGCTCGGGTTGAGGATGCCGTCCAGCCACGCGCTGATCTGGGTCCGCTTTTCCGGCGTGACGCGGCCGGTCAGGAGCGACTTCACAGAGGGCGGCTCGGGGCGAGACTTGCGTTCGGTCGGCATCGCTAGCCTCCCTTGTAGAACAGCTCGTCTTCGATCCGGCTGACCACCGCGCGCATCTCCTCCTCGACCGACCGCCCGCGCTTGTGGGCGCGGTGCGCCAGCTCCGCGAGCTGCCCCGGCGTGAACGGGATGCGGATGTCGCCAATGCAGATCGAGGCCAGGCGACTGACGGCGCGGGTGAACTCGTCGGGGGTGCGGGTGCTGCCCACGCCGGTGTAGGCTTCGAGGTGGTTGCACTCAGTGCGAGAGAGGTGCAGGCCGGGCGTGAGGGTGGGCGCGTGGCGCACCAGCGACCAGGCGAGGCGCTGGATCTCGCTGACGACCGCGGCCGGTTCCCGCGGCCCTGCGGGGTTCGGTGGTGCGCTAGCACCGCCGGTGGGCGTGTCTTCACGCCCGGTTGCGTTCGTCCCCGAAGTAGAGGCTGCTCCCGGTGTCGGACTCAGTGAGGTCATAGGCATCATCGCGGATGGTTTCGCCATAGTCGGGCTCCGTCTCGTCGGCTTCTTCGGCGGTCATGGGCGAGTTGCGGAAGTCAGGCCGCTCCACGCCCTTCTGCTGATTGAGGTGGTCGAGCGCGGCCTTGCGGCGGCGACGCTCGGCCACCGGTTCGACTTCGCCGCCTGCCATGCGCCAGGCGACGTAGTAGCCGATTGCTGAGGCCATCACCGCGTCGTCGTGCTGCCCGCGGGCGGCCTGGGCTTCGCCGATTGTCGACTGGGTGATGAAGTGGCGCAATTCCCCCCTGGTGATCGGGGAGTTGAGGATGAGGTCCGGCATCTGGGAGAGCGGGTCGAAGGTGGTGATCGCACCGTAGTAGCTGGCGAGGAGGAGCGGGCGCGTGCGCGGGCTGGTCATCCAGCCGATGCGGGTCGAGTAGCGCCGCTCGACGCTGGCGGCGTCGGCGTATTCCCAGACGTAGAAGTGGGCGTAGCCCAGGTGCAGTTGGAGGGTGTCCTGGGTGGCCAAGCCGTGGTTGTTGGTCTCGACCGCGGCCATCGCTTCCACCCCGTCGGCGTCGCAGTAGTAGCGGCCGATGGCGTCGACAATGAAGGCCAGGGCCTTGGGGTCGAGCTTGTTGGTGCAGTACTGGGCGACCTGTTCGGCGGGCTCTTCGATCGTCGGCTGGCGGATCACATCGACGATCGAGTAGTCCTGGCCCAGGCCGTCAGAGACGTCGACCGCGATGATGTAGCGGCGGTGGCCGCGCAGGCGCGGGTATTCCCAGATGGAGAGGACCGACTGGCGCAGGTTGGGGAGCTGGGCGAGCTGCGCCTTGTCGAGGCGCCGGAAGCCGTAGCCGGGCGGGACCGGGTTGGTCTCGTGGGCGATGGCGGAGCCACGCAGGCCCGCGTGCGGCGAGAGCGGCGGGACCGGGCGTTTGGGCTGGATGTCCGGCGAGCCACTAGTCTCGGCATTAGTCGTGTCGGCCTCGGCCGCGTCGGCGGCCAGGGTGTCGCGGCGCAGCTTGGCGACGTCGAGCGCGGGCTCGACCACCCAGACGTCCTTGAGCTTGCGGATCGAGCCTGCCTCGTCGATCTGTTCGAGCTGTTCGAGGGTGAAGACCGAGCGGCCGGAGTACTGGAAGCACTCGTGGTCGTCGGCCGGATACTCCTTGAGGAACTTGTAGAGCTGCCCCTTCTTCTCGTAGAAGCGCCGGGTGGTTTCGTACCAGTAGAGCTGATTACGGTCGAGGGTGACCGTCTTGCCGCCATACCACTTGGGGCTGTCGCGCTCGCACTTGACGGCGTGCGCCAGGGTGGCGGAGCTGGGCGACCAGTCGAGCGGCGCGGGGAGCGAGTACTTGGAAGGCTCGGCCGACCAGGGGATGAAGATGTTGCGGAAGCGGCCCTCGCCCTCGCCGCTGGCCAGCCAGTGCGTGTGCCACCAGTCCCCGGCGTACTCGGCGGTGGCCTCGTAGAGGACCAGGGTGTCGGGGGCGTAGGGGATGGCGGGCAGGAGCGCCGTGTCGAGCTGCTCGGGGTTCTCCCAGGTGGGGAGTTCGGAGATGTGGACGACGCTGAAGGTCTGGCCGCGGCCGATTGAGCCTTTGTTGCCTTCCTGGCCGGTGACCGAGGCCAGGGCGCCGCGGGTCGACTTGCCCCAGGCGGTCTTGAGGTAGCACTGGTTGGTGAGGCTGAGTTCGCGGTTCTTGGTGAAGTAGACCTTGCCGGGGCGCAGGAACCAGGGCAGCTGGTCGTAGAGGCGCACGACCAT